CGGATAGACAACCTGTATTGAGAATGGTTCCCATTAAGCGGGTATGATACACCCGACATGCCGTGCCGTGTTGACATGGTTGACGTGTTATGCTACGCGGATGTGCGCGTGGGATTGCGGTGCGGTTGTGGTGTGTCGTGTTTTATGGTGTGGTATTATTGGGGTATCGGTTTCGATGAAAGGAAAAATAAAATGTTTAAAGTTAATGCCTATGTTATTGAGATTGAGCCGGATAATTTTTATGCTGTTGATATTGATGATTTGTTTAAGACTACTGTCGCTGATTGTGGTGATATTGATGATAGTGTGGTTTCGTTTGAGTCGGCTCTTACTACGGTTCTTGAAATTATGTATGGTGATTGTGATTTTGATTTCGTGCGGTTACGTAGTGATAAAGTTAATTGTCGTACATATCTTGTCACAATTGATGATGAGGCTGAATGATATAAAATAAACCGGTGACATATAAAACCCCGATAGGAAAAACCTATCGGGGTTAATTGTTATTTGTTAGTTGTGTTCGAATATATTCATATTGTATGCGAAATTGACGAATCCGGGTTTTCCTGTTCCGGTTAACACGTCTTCGATATTGAAATTCATACCGTTGAATTTTATTTTGAGTGGTGTTCCATCGTCAAGAAAGCCTAATAACATAAGCCATGAACCCCATGTGTTTGACGTGTTTACGGTGGCGAAAATATTTTGATTCCATTCTGTTTTGTTGCCTCGGAATACGTAGGATATGTCTAGACCGTTAATGAATACTGATAATGCACCGTTCGTTATACCCGAAAGTGTCACGTCTATGTGCCGTTCTACGCGCGGCATTGCCGTTGCGTTAGTTTGAATTGCGGTCGCTATGTATTGTGCGTATATTTCCGATCCTTCAGTGTTTGGGTGTATGTCTGTCATTCCGCTGTGATAGTATAGACCCCACGACGGCGCGTCCTTGACGGTGAGCACGTTTGCGTTGCGGCCACCGGCGCACATGACACCGTATTTTTGGCCGTCATCGCGTGTAGGCCATGTGTTATCGTACATCATTGGAATGAAAACGATTTTTGAATATGGGAAATTGGTTTTAGCGTAGGTGAGCGCTGTTGCAACGTCGCTTTCTTTCAGTTTGTTGTATGCATCATTACGGCCACCGCCGATTACAACATATTTGATTTTAGTTTTATCGGTTGTCGCGCTGTTAGCTCGTTGTAATTGCTGTAGGAATGTTGTGCCGGTGATGAAACCGCTACCGCCGGCTGCGTAATTGTTGCATTTCAAGCCCAGTTTTTGCGCCGCTTTTACTATCATGCTATCGGTTGTTGGGTTAGTTGTTCTGAAACCCTCGAAATAGCTATCGCCTATTGCGATTAGCGTATCTTGTGCGGCCGGTATTTGTACATATCGTTTGTCGCTTTCGTTTTTTGTATAGGTGTTGTTTATACGGTTTTTCAGATTAGTCGCGTTTTGTACGGTGTTCGCGCCTAATGCGTTTAGGTTGGCAGCTGCGTTGTTCGCGGTTTCGGTTGTGGCAGCGAGGTTTGTTGCGGTTGTGTCTATTTTGTTTTTGAGTTGTGTCGCGGTTTTGGTGTCGGTTACGCCTAACGCTGTCAGATTTTTATTGTTGTTTTGCGCTGTTTCTAACGCTTGCGTAGCTTTACCACCAGCAGTGTTTGTGTTAGTGTTGATTTTGTATAGATTATTGTCGATAATATCCATTGACGCATTGTATTGGTCAGTGAGATTAGCCGCGTCGCCGGTTTGATATTTTTCCAAGTTGAAGTTGGTTGTGTAATTGGTCATGCTAGTTGTCCTTTCTGAGATTCGTTGGATGATTTATTTCCTCTTGTACTTTTAGTTGATGTATTACGCGATCGAGTGTGCGCATTGCCGCGTTGTATTCGTCGCGTAGGTCGGCTAGGTCGCCGGTTTCGTATAGTGGCAGATGATAGAATGGGGTTTCTGTTGTCATGATTGTGTGCCTTTACTTGGCCGGTGGAATTGGGTAGCCTTCTGCGGTTTTTTTGAGTTTGCTTAGGTCGGTGACGGTGAATATTTCCGTGCCGATGCGGTTTAATATGTGGTTGAGAGTGGTACCGAGAGTTTGCGCATTAGTTCCGGTCAGACCTAGCGCTTTTATGAATGCGGCTAGGCCGTCCGGTAGCACGTTGTTGTTCAATGCTAGGTCTGCTTTATCGCTGACGCTTTTTATTGCAGCGTCGATTTTATCCATTGACGCATTGTATTGGTCAAGTAGATTCGCGGCATTTCCCGCTTCATACTTTTCCAGTGCATAATTAGTGGTGTCAACCATGATTTATCCCTTTCATGCTAACGGTGGGTATTGTTCACCGGTGGTTGGATTAGTGACGCGTGGTGTAGCGTCATTGAATATGGTAAGGTTGCCGATTGCGGGCGTTTCGTCGGTTCGGTGCTCGGCTAGTTTGCCGGTATTAATATCGGCGATCTGTGTGACGCGTGCGCCGTACACTGCTAGTTCGCGGTATAAATCGCGGAGCGCTGTCTTACTATCAGTATATTCACCTTTTGTAATATTCCATATTAGCTGTGTGTCTCCTATGTGGTCAATTTGTTCTTGCAGTTGCGCTATGGCCGTACCGTAGTCGTTTATGTGCGCTTCAATGTTTTTTATTCTTGTATCGTAGTCGTTCAATGTTTTGTTTATGTCGGTTATGATTTCGTCAAGATATGCCGTTATGTGGTCGATTTCACACGCAATGTGCTTTATTATTTCTTCTTGACTTTTAGCGTTCCAATAGAACGCGGGTATGGCGGGTGTGTACGGCCATACCGAGAAAAACGGCAGTAGTGGAAACATGTGTATTATCCTTTCAATAGTTGTTTATGTTTACCGTCCATAATGGGCTGAAACATGTTTCAAGATGCTCAAGTAACAATACGTCAATATCGACGTATTCGTTGTTTCTTATGCGATTGACTTTGGTCATGAAGTCACCGTTGGCAATTGTTTCGTATTGGTTGTCGGTCGCGTTGCTTGCGTAGTCTTGGTTTTCGGCCAATTGCGTTGCGGGAAAATCGGAAAACACGGTGCGCATTTTATGCCATGTGTCCATATCGGATAGCATGATACCGGAATTGCCGTCAACCGCTGCGTATAAGGGTTTCAGGGTCGGCATTATTTCATCTATCAATCGTAGGAAATGCCGTTTCCAGCGGCTTGCGGGCAATACGCCTAGTTCGCGATCGTAGAAACGGTTTTCGATTTTCTTGCAGCATCGCACGTATTGCGTGTCATCATAGGCGACGTTCCGCCATGACCATGCGGTGTTATCCCAGTCAACACCGCCCGGTATATCGAGTAGTTCGCCAAACGTGTACGTCATCACGCCGTGGAAATCGTCGCGCGATTCGTACGGCTGATAATGGTTTATGTCATTCTGCATTGTCATCGTCGTTCAATCTTTCAACGTCTGTCAAGTAAGCGTAGTTGCGGGAAACATTGTCTTCGTTCCATACAACCTGTATCGGTTCCTTGAGGTATTTTCTAAATCTTGTGTTGAGTATGTCGCACGCGGCACGCCGTTCCTCAAGTTCGCTGAGCGCGCGTAAATCGGTTGGTTCACCGTAATCGTTGATTTCGTCGGCGGTTTGTCGTTCCATTTTCAACGGAAGATTTTTAATACCCAACGCTTGATAGAACGCGTTCCAAGTGTTCTGTATATCGTTCTGCAATTCCATACCGATATATTCGACGTTGGTTTTAAGCACGTTTGCTTTCATCGAATCTGTGAAACCCGGTGTCGTCATGATTGCCATTTCGCCACCTGATATTTGCTTGATAACGTTAACGCCCGCAGTTTGCTGCCCGGCTGGAACTTCAAGGATGAACGGTGTCTTCTGGTTAAAACGATTCTGTCGGCGCGTCATGTATAAATCTTCTATTTCATGCGCGAAAAATTCAATGGTCGGAATGAGTGGCGTACGCGCACGGTTAGCGTAGATGAAAACACCATTGGAATTGTTAACCGGAAAACGCCAACCGTTGATACCGTAACTATCCCATTTCTTCGGTTTGTAATACACGTTGTAATTCGATGTAATCACCGCTTGCGTGCTGAAAAACACTCCCGGTTTGCTATGCGGGAACGCGATTGTGGCGTAACCGAAATACAGTAGATTGTATTCAAGGAACCATGTGTCGCAAGTTTTCGGCAGATTCAACCACTTGAAACGAGATAGCGCGATATTCAGCATTTGAGAATACGCCATCGAATACGCTTGTGAATTGAGCGTTTCGGCCTGTTGCCACATCGGTGCGCCGCGTTCGCCCATTTCCGCACGTGTCAATGGCCTTTTGTGTGTGCGTTTGCGTCCCATATTTTCCACCTTATAAATTGTTGTGTACGAAGTCGCCGCCGACTTCCTCGGGTCTGTTCCATATTGTAACACCGGAGTTGAAAATATTTCTGATTATTTGCAATTGTTCGTTTTGCGCAAGTGGGCATAGCGCCCATATATCGGCGGTTTGCCAATACGTGAAATGCTTGCAAGGTGTCAACGACGGCTTGTTGTAGAGTTTGTTGCTTGCTATGCCATAGCGTAGCATGTAATCGCCCGCCGCCGCTATCGCGCCATTGTCTTCGGTGACTATTTTCACGGTCATGGTGTCAAGCCCCGTAGCCTGTCTGAAATTGTCGCCGCCATACGCGCCAACGGGCTGCGCGGCATGGTTGAGCAAGTCACGCCATGCGGCGTTAACGTTGGAACGCGTGTTCATCATGATACGTTTGGCATTATCCACGCTCTGATTGCGCGACGCCGACGCGTTCGCGTTCGTCGTGTTCGTGCTTGTTGCGATCATGTCAGTTGCAGCGCTTGTAGCGTATTCGTTGTTACGGTCGGCCTGTGTGTTCGCGCGAGTTGTCACGTTGGTTGCTTGCGTTATCGAATGCTGTGTCTGTTCGCTGTTCGCTCTGTTTGCATTTTTCGCTTTCGTATTGGCGACATCATTGGCGGTGTGGTTGAGTTCTTCGTTATTGGTTATGGCGACACCGGTATTGTAGCCTTGCAGTGCAGCGCTGCCGATGGCCATGGAACCGGCAACCAACGGTGACGCCGCGCCACCGGTGCCGATCACCAACGCGGCACCGGCCATTGTGCCTATCGCGCTAGCGACGCTTGATAACGCTTGAGTCTGAGACCCCTCTATAAACGCCTTATTCTGTAGCGTGTTATCCTGAGCGACATCAAGATTTATCTTGATTGTGGCGGTATTTAAATCATCGTTCTGCCGCGTGGTCGAATATGTCAGATTATCAGTACGCACACTATTGGCTTCATTTTTCATCGCGGTGTCACGCTGATTAGCACGCGCCGTGTTCGATACCGCTGCGGCGCTGCTGCGATTCGTGTTATCTCGCGCCGTGTTTGCCGAGCGTGCGCCGTTTTCGTACGATATAATGGCGTTTTCGCGTGCTTGCGTGATTTCTCGATTGTATGCGTCGGCGCGGTGCGCGTCGATTGCGCGACGTTGCAGCGCGTATGTTGGTATGTCGTGCGATATGAGTGTTTTGATCATGTCCGCGTTCGGCACGTCGGCGGTAATGTTAGTTCCGTTGATGGCGTTAATGCTGATTGACGTATCATCGTCGCTATCGATGCCGTCAAGCCATGCGATTCGTCGCAATATCGGATAACTCAGAGATGTGACCGTCTGCACCGAGAGGCGTCCGCATTCCGCTATTTCCACACGGGTTTTATTTCCGATATTGTCGGATATTTCCAAGTGCGCGTACGGTGCAAGATACAGTCGTGTTATTTGAGCGTACTCGGCAGCGTATCCGAAATCGTCGATAGTTAAATCAATATCGGATAGTTTCGTTCGTGTGCCGCTGAGTGTATACCATTTGACGCCGTTCACACTGATAGCGTTACCAAGTCGCATCATGTTTGCGGTGGCGACGAAAACCGCTGTAATTTGCGACATGATATGTGGATAATATGCGAAAAGCGTGTCGAAATATTCACCCGATATTTTGGACGATTCGAGCGCATACATGCTTACGTTGCTTGCAGTAAGGTTATCGATTGAATTGTATGATGTGCCCGCGCCGGTGACGTTTGACGTGGAAATGTTTCCGGCACCCCACGCGAAATTCGTTACCGTGCCATCGGCATTACTGTATGTCGGATTGCTGTCCGTGATGCTCGTACCGCGCATGTTACTCATGGTTTGCAATTGTTCAGGTGAAAACGTTGCGGCTACACAGATGTATCTTGTACCGTTTTGCAGATTAACCGGCGTGCTTTTCCTGATATTCGATGCGGCATTACCATAGTCAACGTCAGGAAGCGTGAAATCACGGCAATTCACGCGCGGGTTTTTCAACAGTTCTTGCGGTGTCATTTCCGTTAACGGCGCGTGCCCGCGTGTCAGCATCATTCCGTTGATTGTGGTGCTGTTGATATAGTCCGTCCATACGTCGCGCATAAGCGTGCATGTTGTCGTGTTCGGCGCTTCCGCGCGTACGGAAGTGATGAAAAAATGATAGCGTGTCTGTACGTCGGTTTTTTGATATGGCGTATTGATAATGTCATGCGAAAAGTCAACGACAATGTAATTGTATTGTTGTGCCGTCATGTAAGGCACGGGCAATTTTATGCCGTCCGCGTCGGCGCGTGCGATATACATGTTCGTTGTCAGTTTGACGGTTTCGCCGTCCAGTTTATCAAACCATGTGTCTCTTGCAATGTCATCGGTGAATTTCACCACGTCGTGGTAATCATCGTACCAATTCACACGACACAGCTTGATTACCGTGTTTGGCGTCCAAACATTGTAATCGAAAACGTTGCGGTACTGACCGTATACGCGCGTATCAGTATTCGGGAACGCCGTTGCGTTTTGCAGATGTGGAAAGTCCATATCGCATCCTTTCATATACGAAAAAATGAGTGGCGCTTCACATGAAACACCACTCATTTTATACCATAGTCGAATCAGACTAATTGACGGTGAACGTGCATGTCGCGGAATGCTCCGTAGTCTCATCGTTAGGATTGACATACGTGGCGGTACCCGTCACGGTAATGACATCACCGGCCACAAGACCGTCACGCTGCACGTGCAAGCGCGCTTGATCATCCACGAACGTATTGACGTTGAGGTCGAACGCCGCACCATGCGCGTTATCGCCGCTTGCGGCATGGTTCGCCGCAACCTCGTACGTCGCCGCGTCCGGTGCCACCTGAACGGCGGTGCCGGTCGGCGTGACGGTCGCGGTGAGCTTAGGCGTGAGCTGCATCAAGTCACCTGCCTTGACGGTACCCGTAGTCGGGGTCAGCGTGAAACTTGTCACGGTCTGCGTCACAACATTGATGGAAGTGCCCGCGTCGGTGGTGAACAATGCGCACGGTGTGAACGGCGACACGCCATAAATGCCCCAGTGGTTGAGATACAGCGTGTTAGAAAGTGTTTGCGGATTATAGAACTGAGTAGTGCCGTACAGCGTATCGCGAACCTGATACCAATCGGTCGAAACAAGCAACGCCACCGCGCCCGGAATACCGAGACTCGGCACTTGAATGATACGATACGGCACGTCGGCTTTATCCAACTGGAACACAGTCGACAACGCATCGACATCGAGCGACGCGAGATATTCCGGTTCGACCAGCAGCACCATTTGCTGAGGATTAGCGTACGCCGGAATATCGGTCACGTTCAGCGCGTTGTACTGCGTTGACGGGAACTGCATGCGTCCGGCGGTCGCACGCAACGCCTTGAGCAACGTCTTAGCGGTCGTTTCGTCGCTTGGCACCGCGTCAAGATGCACCTTGTAGAAACCAAGATCTTGTTCATAATGACGAATCAGCGCAAGCATGATATTCATTTCATCATAATTGTCACTGTTGCGTGGTGTTTCCATAATCTGCGCAATGAAACGATTCAGACCAAAATCATCGACGAACGCCTGACGTAATTCGTCATCGGTCCATGAAATCGGGTATTGGTCTTTGCGGTTCATTTCATAGAACCATACCGCCGCTTCGGGACGGTGCATTTTCAGTAAATCTTCCGCGTCATCCTTGTAACCGTGTGCCTTAATCCACTTGACGGCGATTTCCTGCACGGTGCTACCCCAATACAGATTTTCTTTTTTAAAAATCGACAACGGGTTTTCAAACGGCGCGTTTTGCGCCATTACAGTAAGTCCGATACGATTGACCATGCTCCAAACACAGTCGTTCAAATATTGGCGGTTCATCGGGTCGAACAAGTAACGCATGGTGTTCGCAACGCCTGTCTGTGTCGCGCTCGGGATACGCTGCTGATAATCGTCAGTACCCTTGGTACGCACCTTATCCAAAATTGTCGCATTGTCTACAGCCATAATATTTTCTCCTATCGATTAAAGCGTGTAGTCAAGATTTTCCAAGTCTTCCGCCGCCGCTTGCGCGATTGCTTCCGCCGCGTCATCGTCGTTTTCCTTGACGGTCGCGCCGTTTTCAACCATTTGCGCGACGGAATCGGTGAAATTGTCATATATGCCATCGATTCGTTCGCTGATCGCGTCCGTGCGGTCACTGATTGCGCTCACCTTGTCCAGCACGTCACGCAGCATGTCGCGCAAGTCATCGAATTCGGCTACGCGATGCGATTCGTCGGGGGTGAGGTCATCGCGTTCGGCGGTGTCCCTTTCCTCGGAAGTTTCGTCATCCATTATTTTTTCCTTTCATATATGAAAAAGTCGTGCCGGTGAACGAATACCGAACCGGCACGACTTAAGAATAGCATACTTGCAACATGATTCACAACGATGGACGGCGCGCTTTTCCCTCACGGCCATATCATTGGCGGAGTCAACCGTGGTTATCAATGATAATGTTTTATCGCCCTCGTTACGGCACCTTGCGTATGCCGTGTTTATTTTACGCCAAAATTTCTGAGCATTTCGCTTATGGCGTGTTGCGTTTCCACCATATCATAGCGCAGATAACCCAACGCGTAATATGACGTGAGGTTTTTAATCAATTCCTTCGTCATGTTCGCGGTAAGATAGTTCAGCTTGTTATCGTCCCTTGTGATGGCGAAATACGGGACGTGCGTACCACCGTCGTATTTCGAGGATACGAAGACGTATCCACAACGCAAGTCGACATAGACACCGTATTCATGTCGCAGCCATCGGAAAACATACGTAAGTTTTGCATGTCCGTGCGGTTTTTCGATAAAATCGGTGTCGTGCCGTTTGAACCTGTTTTTTGCGGTCATGTCATCGTTGTTCTTCAGCATGCGGCCCGACACTGTATTCTTTGTTTTCTGCTCGGCGTACGCGTCATCCCGTACATAGTCGAACAGACATGTTTTCCCGCCCAGCCATTGCAAGCCGAACTCGGGCTCCAGGGGCACATCATAATGTTGGAAATACGGGTTGAACGCGTCGCAAGCATTACCGAGCAGAAATATTCTCGGTTTGCGCAGTTCCGTATCGTCGGCACGTTCGCGTGTGACGGTATCCACAAGTTTCGCCAATTGCTCGAACTCGTGTTTCAGATACGTGTGATACCGATCATCGTTATCTATGATGATTTCATCCATGCAAATATTGCGTACGTTAACGTACGTGCTTTTCTTTTTCTGCTGCTGCAACGACAAAGGTATAAAATATCCGATAGTTTTCCATTCGTTTTCTTTCTTGCCGGTTTTCTTTCTACGAATTTCGGCTATTTTATTGGTTGTCCGAAATTCATAATCAGGGAAAATATCATCTTGTACAATACGGCTGAAATAGTTCGCCGCGACGTCGTTGTTTTCTTCACGAAAGCGTGTCACTTCAACGAAACAGTACCCGTTTTTTAAGTAATCCTCTATCATGTATTTTCGTACACCGTAAGTCTTACCTAGACCACGTGCGCCGATAATCATGTTCACATCTGCGTTTCGTGGTAATATCAGCGTCTTAAGTCGGTCATAATAATATTTCGCCATCAATACTCACAATCATAGGTTTGCCATCCCGCATAATAAGTTCGCGGGGCATTGTTTCCGCATTCCTATTATACGTGTTTCGGATATATGTCAGATTCTCACCGTTAGCTTGTTTATCCGATTCACCTAGCCATCTGCCAGACGGATACAATGCTATCGCTTCCGGCGCGTCAACATGATATGTCACGCCCCGATAATCGGTGACGGTGCCGACGTACCTGTCCCACACATGCGGTCGATTGTGTTGCAATGTATGACAGATCTCATAATCTACCAATACATCATAACCGAGCGACATTTGCACGGTTTCGCGGAAACCGTGCCCCGCATGCATGACATCGGCTATAAAATCTTCAATGGTGTACACACCGTCCGGTCGCGGAAGTCCGGCGCAAGTGACATGCACGCGCCCGTTTTTGTCCAAACTGACGCGTGCTTTATTCCACAATTCCATGTGTTCGGCATAACGCGTGACACCGCCACAGTCCTCAACCTCGAATTTTCCGATATGCTCTAGCGTTGACGCCATATCGGGCGCGGTGTTTCGGACGCGTCGCATGGTGCGGTTGATTGCGTTTTCGATTGCGTTATGCAGCGGTTTGAGCGCGTCCAGCAATTCCGCGTCGCTCACATCGTCATCGCAACTGATTTTCAGGCTATCGGTATCGCCGCCCGTGACCGCTACGCGTGCGCCGAAATGACGGTATATCAGCATCATAGCTATCAATAGGTGCATTCTGCTGCCCGCTACGATCCGCATTCCGTACGTGTATAGGACGCGTGGTGTTTTCGGGCGTTTTTTCGCAAAATTATCGGGAGTGCATACCGTGGTTTTATCGACTTCAAGTTCGCCGGTTTCCGTCACGCGATAATCCGCTTTCATAACGTCCTGTGCCTGTGTGCCGTATATGCCATTAAATTGCCCCTTAACCGTAGACCCGTAATAAGATTGCAGAAATTTCATACTCAAAACGCCTGTCTTCGCGTCGTGCGCGATACCCTCCGGTATCGATTCAGACATATCCCCCGCGTATGGCACGCCCTCGGTATACCCCTTAATAAGGGTTTTCACGTCGGTTTTCCGTGCGAAAAGCATGTTAGATTGTAGGGTTACATAATCGGGCGGAACAATTGTCTTAGTAGTTGCTTCACCGTATAATACATGCATTTCGTCAAACTCGTACACTTGCGCCACGTTCCACAATTCAATTTCATTGACATGTAATATGCATTCGTCCGCGCGATACAATTTGCCAAAAGCGTACGTTGGATTAACGGCGCTGTCAACGTAACCGTGCGCCCTAACGCTGTTTTCCTGTGTTTTCGCACGTTCGTTGTTGCCGTAATCGGTATCCGCTTGCAACGTTTTCACAAACTTGGAACGTGGGCATATTGCAATCCCCCACGACTCGAAACATGTGTTTTCGCGTAATCTGAGATTCGTAAATCGTACCGCCGCATGTAATCCCGTAAAAAACGGATTATCATAATTCGACAACACATCTTCAAGCGACGTATTAACAATGCGTTCGCATGCGATTCGCAAAATATCCGTAGGCGCTGCCGCAAATTTCACCGGCAAACGTCGGCCATTAATGAAAGCATGATGCATCGATGTGACATCCAAGGACGCGACGTTATCCACGACAACACTAGCGGTTTTAGCACTCGTAAACGTCAATCCGCCACGGAAACACGCCTTTCGCAACGCATAAGACTTGTAATCCTTCGGAAATTCCTGATTACACGTCATCTCGAAAGCACGTTGCAATGTGATTTTCTTACCACCTTGCAACGTGACGCGCCGCCCACCAATCTCACGCCGCGCCATCTGCCGCACAAGCGACGTCTTAGTAAGCACGCGGCACCCCAGCATGTCAGACGTAAGCCAATGATTAGCGCGTAGCAGCCATTGCAAGTATTGGGGTATCACTTGCACATCGCGGCGCGCGTAAAATTTTTCTTCTTCCGTCAACGGTGTTTCAGGCGTACGCACAAGTGAGTAATCCCAATCGCCCACCGCTTTCGGCAATCCACATGTTTCGCCCATCGCGCGCAGCCCGCCCATTTCGAGATAAAACGTATCCCAAAAACGGCACACCACATTATCGCCTACGCGTAAATCGAGCGTATACACGCTTGTAGCGGTCTGCGCATTGACCTCAATCGCGTACGACTGTGCCAATTCCAACATGAGAGTTTGCATGTCGAACATGAGGTTATAGGCCGCGATTATCGGGATATAATCGTGCGTGCACCCATAGTCGATAAGATCGCCAATGTATGTCAACGCTTCGGACGTGTGCCGGTAAAACCGTACATCGTCCGTGTCGGTAGTGTACGATTCCAGTGGCGTAGCACGTAAATCGTTGAAAATGTATAATATCGGGTATGCGCGTGTTTCGACATCTTCGCCAATATTCGTTGTTTCGGTATCGAATATCGCCGCAATCTTAAATTTCTTGCGCTTTATCATCGTACTATATCAGGTGAGACCGCAATAAGCCAAACCGGACTACCACCGTCAACGTCCGTGTAATCCTCCAATTCACCTGTGTGCATTTTCATATTTTTGGCGTACTCCAACACCTTTTCGTTTCGTTGCATGATAGTATCAAAAAGTTCGCTAAGCGACTCAGCGTCATATGCTTTCATGATGACTTCTAGCCGTTTGTTCGGCGGAACGTTCGATTTCTGCCATATGTTTTGTGTGTATCGCCAAAACACCTTGACTTTTTCCCGGCCAAGATCTCCCAACGCGCTCGGCATTCCTTTGGACGCCATGCGCATTTCCTCACGGAAAATATTGAACGAACGCGTACGCTCCCTCGTCCGCCCTTTTCCACCTCGCACCTCGCCCACCTGTTGCACGAGTTTATCGGCGATTTCGTTCGCACGCTGATACAGTTCATTCCGCATGCCGCTATTACGGACACGACCAACATACGTGTTTTTCAACTGCGTTTCAAGCCGCTGAATGTAAGCACGTCGCGCGTTCGCTTCGCTTTCGGGCATGGTGTCGGTAATGCTTTTTTTCAGACTATTTATAGTGCGGCGTACGCGTTTGCGTTTCGCGGTCAATATGTCCGCTTGTTTATGTGCTCTCGACATGTCACCACCTTATAAAAAAAGTGCCATAGCATGTATGGCACTTTTTGTTTCATTCCGAACTACTTGATTTCAAGCGATTTCGTGGAACGACCACCGTTCAGCGGGGTCTGCTTGACCGCGACAGTGATGCCGTCCGGTGCGTTGAAATCGGGGAACATATCGTAGATATCCAACACGCTGCGGTAGATCCCCTGTGACTGACTGAAATACGTGTTGCCGTCTTTTCCGAAAAGATAGACGTTTGCGCATTTCTGACCGGTCTGAGAACGTACGCCCGGCGCGATGTAGGCCCCGACAACCGTCAACGGTTTCGCACCGCATCCGTTCAGCGACAAAGCGCTATTACGTGCGTTGACGATGGCGCGCTTGCCCTCGAACGTGCTGTTATCCATCGTGCAAATGTAACGATAGTTGTCAACGGTGTTCTGTGCGGTTTCCTTCACGGTGGCGTCGTTCATCTGTTCGTTTTCCTCGTTCATTTCAGTTCCTTTCAGATTTCGTCGTTATCGTTGCCAGTATCGGGGCCGGTTACGTCAGTTGCGACACGTTCCGCGTGCTCAATGAACGTATCAACGTCCATGACATACGTGTTTTTGTTTACGGTGATGTCGTCAACCAAGATATTAACAATACCGGCATCCATAAGCACTTTTACGGCCATTTCAACGTTACGAACATTTCCGTTAGTGTGAAATGTCTGCACTACGCCATCTTGGTCATAATAGTATATGGTGCTGTCCGCGATTACCTTACGTATCTTTCGCATGTTTGTTATCCTTTGTATCTATTTTATTTTCTGTCAACCATTTTGGCGACATAAATATTTATAGCACAAAAAATCGGCGCGCGCAAAAAGCGACACGCCAATTATTAATATTGATTCTCAATAACGCAAAATCTGCCCCGGATAAATCAAACTCGGATTAGACAAACCGTTAAGCGACGCGACACGTGCCCAATCACCGCCGAAAATCGACCACAAAGACTCACCGGACACAACCGTATGCGTACGCGCCATATCCGGTTGTGCAACTACGCCACCGCCATAACACACGGTTTCGCCCGGATAAATCACAGCCGGATTGCCCGACCCATACCCGTACCACGACTGCCACGGCAACAACCCGATGCGCACGGCAATGCCCGACAACGTATCCCCCGACGCAACCACCACGCAAGCAGACTGCGCGACATTACCACCGGTGTTCATTTCCGGCGCGGACACACTCGCACCGTCGCCATGCGCGTATGCATCCCACTGCCATCGTTCGCCCCGAAAATAATTCAAGTCCAATCGTCCGGCATACCCCGACACATATCCGTTCGACGTGTACTGACGCATGGCTTCACCATACGCACCATACAGCCATGGTCTTTCCTGATAACCGGTGACAGCCATTGACGCATACTGAGCGACCCACACACCACAATGCTCACGCACGAACGAAGTAAGCTGCCCCAGCGCTGACGCCTGAACATACACAATCGGCCACACCTGCGTGCGATCATGCACGTGGCGAACCCACGTTTCAATCCACGCGCCATTACCAAACTGCGGATTATCCTGAGACTCCCAATCCAAAACAAGCACCGCGTTACCAACGTATCCACGCACGTTGTCAACGAAAAAATCAGCTTCCGCGTTCGCGTCACGCCCCATCGCGTAATGATATACGCCGATACTTTTGCCACTATCCACTGCACGCCCGAGCTGATAGTTCGCTGCCTGATTCACACCATTAACCAGACACATGTTATTGAAACCACCGATACCCCATGTGGCCCCCGCCACGACGAAATCAGCGTCAAGCGCGTACGTATCAATATCACACTGCCAATTGCTCACATCCACCCCGCGCATGTCCGCGCTTGCAGATGGCACAAAAAACAATGACAACGCGCATACGCACGCCAACACGCTACGCCACATTCGTATCATCACTATCACCCTTATTATTCTCGAGCAATGCAATAAGTTCTTCCGTCAGAACATTATTCTTCGTCATTAAATCATTAAAATCACTGAACGTCGTGGCGATAAACCACGCCATACCGCAACACGCAACAATCGGAAACCCTACACTTCCGACAACGGTTACAATCGAACTAATATCCATCAAACCACCTCACAAATAAAAGTCATGACACATCGAACGACATGCCATGACCAAATATACTACAATCGCGTAGCCTATCCGAGAATTGAACTCGGCACGCACATTTTATAAGAATGCCGCTCTAACCACTGAGCTAATAGGCCATCACCACACCTCACCCGCCCCCCACAACCCTCGCCGCATTAAATCAACTATATCACGACAATGCGTAAACACATAATCCGACACATACGAATCACATTTAAGCCGCTTCGCACCCATAACAGCACCCCTTACATGACGTTCACCACGAACCCTGTAACCCTTGATGAAAACACAAGTATTACGCTTGCAATACATAAACAATCCCTCGCAATCACCGATTAATACGATACCCTAAACAGACTGCGCCCGGAACGTAAAACACGCCATCGGCAAGTAGGCTCTTAAACCCGTATGCGTCAATACAATCGACAAACCGAGTTTCGATTAAGCAATCGGACGCAATATCAACGAAATACACAAGCACATCGTAAATACTATTCACGTTAAAATCGATTGAATTAGACAATGCTTTAAAATTCATAAAACTCATTTTATTTCTCCCTTATTTTTCCTTTCATCGAAACCGATACCCCAATAATACCACACCATAAAACACGACACACCACAACCGCACCGCAATCCCACGCGCACATCCGCGTAGCATAACACGTCAACCATGTCAACACGGCACGGCATGTCGGGTGTATCATACCCGCTTAATGGGAACCATTCTCAATACAGGTTGTCTATCCG